TCGTCTTGCCAATGATGAGGCAATCACTTTGTCTGGTCAGCTCTCTATCCGCTGGATTGAGAACAAGATGAATGGTTATCTAAATACCCTGTTACAAACGGAGGAAGTCGATTATGTTATCGCATCCGATACCGACAGTATCTATCTTAACCTTGGACCTCTTGTTACTAAATTCTTTAGTAATCGGTCTGGCGATAAAGCAGCAATTGTTTCAATACTGGACAAGATCTGTCAGGAGAAGCTGGAACCATTCATCGAATCCAGTTATCAGGAACTTGCGAATTACGTTTCGGCATATCAACAAAAGATGAGCATGAAGCGAGAGAACATCGCTGACAAGGGCATCTGGACTGCAAAGAAACGCTACATTCTAAATGTATGGGATAGTGAAGGTGTCCGTTATGCAGAACCAAAACTTAAGATGATGGGGATTGAGGCAGTTAAATCTTCTACTCCTGCTCCTTGTAGGACTAAGATTAAAGAAGCACTCAACATCATCATGACCAAAACTGAAGAAGACCTCATTACGTTTATCGATCAGTTTAAGAGTGACTTCTTTAACATGCCTCCTGAACAGATTGCTTTTCCTAGGAGTGTTAACGGGTTGACAAAATGGAAAGATCCTGTTACGCTGTACAAGAAAAGTTGTCCCATCCATGTACGTGGAGCACTTCTGTACAACTTCCAATTGAATAAGAACAAACTTACACACAAGTATCCTCTGATTCAAGAGGGTGAAAAGATCAAATTTGTATATCTACAAACACCTAACATTGTGGGAGAGAATGTTATTTCGTTCATCTCTAATTTTCCACAAGAAGTTAAGATCAGCAAGAACGTAGATTACAAGTTACAATTCCAAAAATCATTCCTAGATCCACTCAAGATTATTCTTGATGTTATTGGATGGAAGACAGAAAAAGAAGTTAATCTGGAGTTTCTATTCGTATGAGTATCTTTGATACACTTGCCAAAGAGGCAAAAAATGACTATGCCAAACTTGTTTCTGATGGCATCACTACTGGTGATGAGCAGAAGTTTATTGGCACAGGATCTTATATCCTGAATGCACTTCTTAGTGGGAGTGTTTATGGTGGTATTCCTGATAATAGGGTCACTGCCATTGCAGGTGAACAAGCAACAGGAAAGACCTTCTATGCAATTGGTATCGCTAAAAACTTTCTTGATAATAATCCTAACGGTGCAGTTTTCTATTTTGATAGTGAAGCCGCTGCTACAGGAGATCTATTCAAGAACCGTGGACTCGATGCAAACCGAGTATGGCATTTCCCAGTAGATACAATTGAAGAGTTTCGTACTCAGAGTATTCGTATCTTAGATAATCTTCTTAAATGTAAAGAAGAAGAACGGAAACCTCTTTTGATCGTGCTGGACTCCCTTGGTATGCTAGCATCGTCAAAGGAACTGGAGGATGCTCTTGCTGACAAGCAGGTTCGTGACATGACTAAGACCCAATCGATCAAGTCAGTATTTCGAATCATCACCAGCAAACTGGGTAAACTGAAAGTTCCCATGATCGTTACCAACCACACCTACAAGACCATGAACATGTATGGTGATCAATCTGAGATGGGTGGTGGTAGTGGTCTTAAGTATGCCGCATCTACAATCATGTACTTGTCTAAATCTAAAGAGAAGGATGGTACTGATGTTGTAGGTAACATCATCAAAGTGAAAGCAAACAAGTCACGTTTCACTAAGGAGAACTCTCAAGTTGCAACACGTCTTTTCTTCGATGCCCGTGGACTGGACAAGTATTACGGACTACTGGAACTGGGTGAGAAGTACGGAGTATTCACTAGGAAGGGCAATCGTGTCGTTGTTGGTGAATCCTCTGTTTATCCTTCTGTTATTCTTGCCGATCCCGAGAAATACTTCACGGAAGAAGTAATGGAGAAACTTGACTGGGCAGCATCACAAGAGTTTAAGTATGGAACTGAAACGAATTGATGATTACATTAAGGTTTACGATAACGTAATTCCTAAACCCATATGCGATAAGATTATTGAACACTACAATCAATCTAATCCAGAGTTTGTAGATAATGATCTTAGACCCAAGTTTCATCATCTCACATTGCCACCAGATATGTCTAAGAATCTTTTAGAGATTGTTAGGGAGTATCTGGTTAGATATGCTGGCAGTACTGGGTTGACAGAATGGATACCCCAGCAGTATGCTGTTGAGGACTTTAGAGTAAAGAGGTACAGAGCAGGAACAGATGATCAGTTTGCTCCTCACGTTGATGTTGGTGATCATGCAAGTGCCAGAAGATTTCTGGCATTCTTCATGTACTTAAATACATTAGACAAAGGTGGTGAAACTGAATTTGTTTCCATCAATAAAAGAGTAAAACCGAAACAGGGTCGCCTGTTAATTTTTCCACCACTCTGGAATTACCCACACCAGGGTAAACCTGCAGTGAGTGATGACAAGTACATCGTAGGATCTTATTTGCATTACATATGAACTCACTTGAATTCACAATTTTAAAGAACCTTGTCACCAATGATGAGTATCGCCGTCAGGTATATCCATACCTGAAGAAATCATACTTTGAGAATCACGAGGTTCAAGTCCTTTATGGATTGATCAGTGAATTCATTTCAAAGTATGAGAAGTGTCCTACCAAAGAATCCCTTCACGTTGATCTTCAGAATACAAAGTCATTAACTGAAAGTGACTTTCAAAATGTAACCACTCTTATTAATAATCTTAATGAAGAGAAAGTTGATCAGCAATGGTTAACAGATTCAACTGAAGAGTGGTGTCGCAATCGTGCCATCTATCTTTCTCTGCTTGAGAGTATTAAGATTGCAGATGGTAATGATCAAGAGAAAGAGATGGGAGCAATCCCATCAATTCTTCAAGATGCAATTGCTGTATCATTTGACAACAGGATTGGTCACAACTATCTTGAAGATTTCTCAGAACGATTTGACTCTTACACTAGAGTAGAATCTAAGATACCTTTTGATCTTCAGTTATTCAATAAGATCACCAAAGGTGGTCTGCCAAACAAAACATTAAATATTGCACTTGCTGGCACTGGTGTTGGTAAGTCCTTGTTTATGTGTCACGTTGCTGCTGCAACATTGCTGCAGGGTAAGAACGTCCTCTACATCACATGTGAGATGTCAGAGGAGAAGATTGCAGAACGTATTGATGCTAATCTTTTGGGAGTTCCTATTCAAGATCTAGCTAGTTTGCCTAGACAGATGTTTGAGAATAAGGTAGCGAACCTAAGTAAGAAGACCAATGGAAAACTTATCATTAAAGAGTATCCAACTGCTTCCGCTCATGTGGGACATTTTAGGTCTCTTCTTAATGATCTGTCTCTCAAGAGGAGTTTTCGACCAGATATTATCTTTGTGGATTACCTTAATATATGTACCTCACAAAGATTTAAAGCAAGTTTTGTCAACTCGTACACCCTCGTTAAGGGTATCGCTGAAGAACTTCGTGGTCTCGCTGTTGAGTTCAATGTTCCTATTGTTTCAGCAACACAAACCACTCGCTCTGGTTATGGTAGCAGCGATGTTGATATCACTGATACTAGTGAATCCTTTGGTCTGCCTGCTACTGCTGACCTTATGTTTGCCCTTATTAGCACGGAAGAATCTGAACAACTGGGACAGATTCTTGTAAAACAATTGAAGAACCGCTACAACGATCTCACTGTTCATAAAAGATTTGCAGTGGGTATTGACAGATCGAAGATGAGGTTGTATGATGTTGAGCAATCGGCACAACACGACATCCTCGATACCAAACACGAGGAGTTCGAATACTCCGATCACTCTGAAAACATTCTCTCCAAATTTAGTAAATTTTCTGATTTAAAAGTATGAGCAAGATTAATTTTGATCGTTATGAAGAATTCGTTTCGGCAGTTACTTCTGACTGTTCAACGAACTTTGTTGACTTCGCTGATCGTATTGGCGAGTTGGATCGTGAGGGTGCCAATATTGAGCGTCTCCTTACTGCTGGCGTTGGGATTAATGCTGAAGGTGGTGAGTTCCTTGAGATCATTAAGAAGATGGTATTCCAGGGTAAACCTTGGAATCGGGATAATCGAGAGCATCTCATTATTGAGTTGGGTGACATTATGTGGTATGTCGCACA